CGCAAGGCGGACGACAGCATCACGATTGCTCAGCGTTCCGAGGAGCGCAACGTAGAAGCATCATTGGCAGCCAAGGGATTCGTTCCAGCGGTAACTGAGGAGCGTTCTTCGTCTGACATCTTCCGAGCAATGGCTCGTGGAGAACAGCGTGGACACACTTTTGAGAGGCGTGCTGCTCTAGTGCCAAACACTAATTTAGTGCCAAAAAGTTTTTACGATTCCGTTTTTGACATAGCTAGGGCAGTTGGCCCGATGCTTGAGATTCCTCAAATTATCCAGACAACTTCTGGGGAAGATTTGACTATCCCAACTCTTTCAGCTTATTCTGCAATGACTCTTAAGGGCGCAGGCGCAGAGCTGGACGATGTTGAGCCAACATATGCAAGCATCACACTTGGAGCCTTCAAATACGGTGGAATCATTCAGGCAGCTAACGAGCTAGTGTCGGACGCAGGGTTCAACCTTGGCGCACACCTAGCAGGTCAGGCTGGACAGGGAATTGGTTACGCAGTAAACGCAGCACTAACTGTTGGCACTGGTTCTTCACAGCCAAACGGAATCGTTACAGCATCCGGTGTAGGAATTACCGGAGCAACTGGTGTAGCAGGTGCTTTCACGGCTGACAACCTAATTGACCTAATTTACTCGGTTGATGCAGCTACTCGTCGTAAGCCTTCAATGGCCTTGATGATGAACACCAAGTCAATCGGTGAAGCTCGCAAGCTGAAGGACACCGCTGGAAACTACCTATACAACATTTCTCAGGTAGGCCCCGGAGGTCAGGACACATTCGCTGGCTTCAACGTTCTAGAAAATCCTCATATGGAAGACACCGCTATTGACGAGAAGTCTGTAATCGCAGGCTCGATGGATAGCTACAAAGTTCGCCTTGCAGGTGGCTTGGATGTTGCTTCGTCAACAGACTTCGCTTTCCAGAACGACCTAACAACTTGGAGATTCCTTCTCCGTGTTGACGGCGACCTAACTTCAAACACTGAGGTTAAGCACTTCGTAGGTGGCGCAAGCTAACCCAACGAACTAGACCGAGGCCCTGTTAGTTTGTAGATTGCTAACAGGGTTTCGCTATGCTACGATTAGCGAGCTATGTTGTTTGTCTTCATAGTTCCTTCGTTGAGAAAAGCCCTTGCCAGAAATGGTGAGGGCTTTTCGCTACCTAGACCAACTAAGTTAGACTATAGCTTGGAGGTTTACTTTGGCAATTACAAATGGATACTGCACTCTAAACGAAGTTAAGGCTTCTCTTAGAATCCCAGTTAGCGACACCATCGACGACGACTTGCTAGAACTCGCAATCGAAAGCGCTAGTCGAGACATAGACCAAGCCACAGAGCGACAGTTCTTCCCTACAGATACACACCGTTTTTTTACCCCTCGTAATTCTCTAGTCTGCGAAATTGACGATGTTTCAAGTCTGACTTCAATCAAGTCAAGCACGGCAGCAGACGGAACTTATGACACAACTTGGTCGGAGTCCGACTACCAACTGGAACCGCTAAACGGAATCGCAGGGGGAATGTCTGTTCCTTTTGACACCCTTCGTGCTGTCGGAGATTACTACTGGCCCAGTAGCGGACTAGAGGTAACTGTCAGAGTTGAAGGAACCTTTGGGTTTGCCACAGCGCCAATAGCAATCAAGCAAGCAACCGTCCTGCTCGCTTCAAGAATTTTTAAGCGCAACGATTCTCCGGGTGGAGTAATGGGCTTTGGAGATATCGGAGTTGTTAGGGTTAGCAAGTTTGACCCGGACATCGAGAGACTAATCAACCCCTACAGGAAAATCAGGTTTGCGTGAGCATCGCTGCAATAAGGTCAGGCATCGCCACTAACCTAAGAACAATCTCAGGGCTTAGGGTCTTTGAAGAAATACCCGACCAAGTGTCGCCTCCTGCTGCCATCGTAAGCCTTAACTCAATTCAGTATCACCAAGCCTTTTCAGGCGGACTCAACATCTTTTCGTTTACGGTTCGAGTCATTGTCGGGCGTGCTGCTGAAAGGCAGGCTCAGAGGTATCTAGACCTTTACTCAGAACCGACCGGAGCCTCATCTTGCAAGAGTGCGATAGAATCTAATAGAACACTGAGCGGTGCTTGCCAAGACCTAATCGTCGAGTCAATGCCTAACATTGGTTCAATAACTGTAAACGAAAGCGATTACTTGGCAGCGGAGTTCGCTGTCACCGTCTACGCATAAAAGGAGAACAAATTGGCAAAATACGTAGTAACAGGAAACAATGTTTCAATCGGTGGAACGGACGTAAGCGCAAGCGTTGCTCGTGCCGAACTTACCATTACTTCGACAGAGGTTGATGTAACCGACTTTGCGTCGGGTGGATTTACTGAAGTTGTAGGTGGGCTAAAGTCTGGCTCGCTATCCCTAGACTTCCACACCGACTTTGGAGCAGGCTCACTAAACACCGTGCTAACCGAAGACCTAGTCGGAACGCTTGTCGAGATTGTTGTCATTGCAGGCAACGGCTCTACTGCTTCAGCAGACACCCCAAGCTATACGGCTGACTTCTTGATAAATTCCTTGTCTCCCGTGAGCGGCTCAGTGGGCGATTTATCAACATTCAGTGTAACTTTCCCGATGAGTGGTTCCGTCACCAAAGCCGTATCATAACAACAGGAGAATAAGTTGAAAATAAATCTACAGATTACACACGAAGACGGAGCAGTAAAGGACACAACTTGCAACGCTGCCGATATGGTTGCGTTTGAGGATAAGTTCGGAGTCAGTATCTCTGCAATGAGTAACGACCCTAGGATGAGCTATTCGCTTTTCTTGGCTTGGCACTCACAAAAGAGAACTGACCAAACAAAGCTCTCCTTTGAGAAATGGCTAGAATCAGTCGATATGGTTGGAGCTGGTTCCGACCCAAAATGATTGGGTTGGGCGACTCCTCCGCTCATTGGTTCATAGCAGGTATCGCTTGTGAAACAGGTATTGCACCAAGTGTGTTGATGCAGGAATCCGAAAGGATGCTCTGGACAATGCACCGCTGGATGGTGGCTAAAAACCTTCCTAACAGATAGAGAGGCCCTCCCCTCGGGGAGGGTTTCTTTGTTGGGTAGAATAGAAGCAAAGGAGCAAAAAATGGCAGAGACATATTTGTCCGGAGACAAGGAAACAATCCGGGCGCTGAAGGAAGCAGAGAAGCGCCTTTTGCCTGCATTACGAAAAGCCCTAAACAGCGAGCTAAACCCAATCCTAAACCCTATAGAAAATGCCATCAATTCATTCGATGGCGCAAGACTGCAAAGCGCTATGCCGGGAATGTTCCACGATGGAAGGACAGCTTGGTCAGGGGTCGACGTAAAGGCTCGGGTCAGCCTAAGACCTAAAGACCTTATCTTTATTGAAGGTAAAGGACGAAGCAACGGAATGGGCAACCAATACGGTTTCGAGTATGCCGAGCTTGCAGGCATCGAGCGCAGAGCGCCACGAGCTGTCTCAAAGGGTTGGGGTTCTAACTCGGTCGGTTATCACTCATACATCTACAACGGGCAGGGCAAGGCGTTTAACAGGAAACTAGGTTCGATGTTTGGCAAGCCGGGACGCTTCTTATGGCAGCGAGTCCTGAAGCGCAAGCCTGAGATTGAAGCAAAGGTGTCAAAGATAGCCGAGGAATTTGGAATCCAGATTTCAAGAAAACTAAACTCGAACGTCAAGAACTAGACAGGGCATAACTTATGGCTATTAAGATTCGGATTGTCTCCGACTTCGACAACAAGGGAATCAAGAACGCAAGCATTAGCCTTGACAACCTTGCTAAGAGCGCAGGCGTCGCACTAGCTGCAATCGCTGCCTCGACCGCTGCAATCGCCGTTGCTTCTGTCCGTGAGTTTGCTAAGTTTGACGGAGCGCTAATCAAGTCGCAGGCGATTATGGGCGACCTCACAAAAACGATGGAAGACGATATGGCAAGGGCTGCCCGTGAGGTAGCACTAGCGACAACCTTCTCAGCCGAACAAGCGGCAGAATCCTTTTACTTTCTAGCATCCGCTGGACTTGACGCAGAGGCTTCAATCTCTGCCCTCCCGGTTGTGGCGCAATTTGCGCAAGCTGGAATGTTCGATATGGCACTTGCCACTGACCTACTGACAGACGCTCAGTCGGCTCTTGGCTTGACCATCAAGAACGACGCCGTTGCCAATATGGAAAATATGATTGTCGTCTCCGACACTCTGGCAAGGGCTTCTCAGTTAGCTAACGCAACCATCGAGCAGTTCTCAACCTCTCTAACTACCAAGGCAGGAACGGCACTCAAGTCTGTTGAAAAGGATATCGCCGAAGGCGCTGCTGCTCTGGCAGTCTTTGCCGACCAAGGTGTCAAGGGCGAGCTTGCAGGAACGCAACTAACTAACACAATCTTTGGATTAGCCCAACAAGCGCAAGCAGTGCCAGACAAGTTCAAAGACCTAGGAATCTCCGTCTTTGACGCTTCGGGCAAAATGAATAACTTTGCAGACATTGCAGACGACTTCACGGACTCGCTCGGAGAAATGACGGTCGAGCAAAGGCTTGCAACACTATCTCAGCTTGGGTTTACCAAGCAAGCTCGTGCTGGAATCTTGCTCCTTATAGATAATGGAGACGCACTTAGAGACTACGAGGGCGAGCTTAGGAACGCAGGCGGAACTGCGCAGGCGGTTGCGGACAAGCAGCTAACAAGTTTCAACGCTCAGCTTTCCTTGCTCGGCTCTGCAGTTGCCGACGTTGGAATCGACATCGGAAGCAAGCTGGCTCCAAGGCTGGAACAGCTAATCCCAATTGTGAAAGACCTG